CATTGTGCAGCCTTTTGCAGGTGTTTATGGAATATTGCCCAGTAAGTTTGTTTGCATCCTTCTGGTTTAGATGCCTTCATTACCGCTTGAAGTCTCATTCGTTCATCACTCGATAGTGGCTCATACAATTCCCTAGCATGTGACGGGCCGTTTTCTTCATCATCTAAATCTACAATATCTTTGGCGTCCCTAGACAGCTCTTGAATCTTTTTTTCATCAACTGGATTTGAATCGTCCATTAGCTGCCTTTTATTATCTGGCTGTGATGCAGCATTACCATCATCATCAATCTGATAAACACCAGCCATAGCTGCCAATGCATACCGCCTGGCATATGTGATTCCGCTACCTATCCCCTGTGGATCAAGCTTTTTAGGAACAACAGTCAGCTTAGAGCGCATCCACTGCCCAGAGCTGTGTGTTAGCTGAGTGACAACAGAGACGCTCCCAACTCCTCCTACTGGCATCTGAACAACAGAGATGCCATTTTCTGCAAAAGGCTGCCTTACATCGTCCCAGACTGCGCTCAGATCCGCGTACTTGGAGTTAAAGAAAGGGTTAGCGCTATCCTTGACTGCGCCTGTCATGGCACCCTGAGCCTTACAGAGGGCTGTGGACAGCTCTGCGATATCTGGTGAGCACTGGAATTCATCAGTGCTAATATTCACAACTTCTCCAGTTTCTGTATCAATGCTCATTCTCTTCCCCATTCTCTAGTTCAACCATCTTTTCATGTTCCATCCATGCCTGCTCTTCTTCCATGTGCTTGTAATCCTCCATTTCTACTTCGTAAGAAATTTCCATAATTACCTCAAATAATCACAATGCAAATTAAGATGGCAGCAAGAGCAACACACATCACCAGCAGATCACCTTTTATAATCTCCCTGTCTTTTCGCTCTTGCTTGGCCCTGTTCATGTTGTGTCGTATGTTTGTCATATATTTCTTATTCATTTTTATAGATCCCCTACTTCTTCTCGTATGATACTAGCTGCGGCGTTCTTACCTGCTTCGTAATCTTCAGTAACAAAATCCACATCAACTATCTCTGCCGCTGCCAACATGCCTGCCTTGAATGAAGCTATAGCAATAGTAGCTTCAAATGACTGCATGCTATCAGTTACGCACCCATCGTATTGTTCCCACCATTCTTCAAACTTATTCATCAGCTTCGCCTATGCCTCCAAGGTATAAATAACGGTTTTTACTACACATAAAGCACTCGGTATACCCGCGTATCCGTCTATTAATGCAGCTGCAGTCCGCTAAAGTTGGAATCCCCTGTTGCCCCACTTTTTGGCCTCGCAATACATCTTCCAACCAATCCAGATTAGCTTTCTTTGGAGGCCTGATACGGCTCATTGGGAAATTAATAACGCTCATTAGTAAGCGCCTCAATAACTTCAACATCCCAAGGCTTACAAGCCCTATCTACCATCTTAATAACAGCTTCGCCGATGCGCATCTGGAGATCTTTCTGCTTGTCGCTAGGAGCTTTCCGATGCTGAACAAACAATAAGGCTAACTTCACAAGCTCTGTATCATCTGCTTCAGTAAATGACTCCAGGAACCAGCCATTGAAATCTGATACCCGCTCTTCAAACATCAGAGAGGCTTTGTCTTCGAACTCTGGTGAGTCTTTAGATATGTCGTTCATGTTGAATCCCCTGTTAGTTTGTTATCTTATCGGCAGGTATTCTCATACCTTTAGAAAAGATGTCGTTGGCCGGAATCTCACCGACACTTGCCATCAGCATGTAAGCGCTTCAGCCTCAGATCAACGGAACTAAGTGTGGCAAGTCAATATGTCTGCAACGACAAATAAAGATTATAATAATAATTGACAGTTGTCAACACTTACATTAAAATAGTTTCACACTTAAAGAAAGGAACATGTATGGAAGACTTGACAGAGAAGCAAGAAGAAGTGCTTGCATTTATAAAGGCTCACATCAAAGATGTTGGGTGGCCACCTACTAGAATTGAGATATGTGATTATTTTAATTGGTCTTCGCCTAATTCTGCGCAAAGGCATCTTGAGCTTCTAGAGAATAAAGGGGTAATTGCGGTTAATAAAAACGTGAGCAGAGGAATAAAGGTGTTATGAAAATAGGTTATGAAGAATCAAAATGCGTATGCTGCGGCAAAGTATACGTAAATAGTTTTCTCATGGATGTTAGCGGCAATGATGGGCTAGACCACTGTATTGTCTGCTTAGATTGTGCGAGTAATATCCATAAGTACATCGAATCAATCAAGAAGTTGACAAAGTAGGATTTGACATAATGAACATAGATGAACAAATCAAAATAGAACGCGAATCTCTAGATGTATCGATAATGCCTAGTGAGCGCAGAGAGCATGCTGATAAGCTGGCTAAGCTTGAATTAAAACGCGCTGCAGAATCTCGTTGTGCAATGTTTGACTTATGGAGGAGCAAAGACGAGGCTTTCCGTGAGGCTCCATATTTTATGGAACCAACAGAATTGCCAGAAGTAAAGAAATAGTGTAGGTTAGAAATAAGAAAGGGCCACCAGATAGGTAGCCCTTGGAATTGGTTTGATTCAGTTAGCCGCTGAACCAATTCGTGAAGAAAGTATATCACGAAGCGCTAATCAATCAACCAATCCCGCAAAAAGACTGCGTAAGTCTAGGTGCGGTGTTGAGACTTGAGTAAGAAGAGTCCGCAAAACCCCAACCGCGTACCACTGGTGTCAGGCCAGCTACGATAATCCTCGACGGATAAACACCACCTGACTGCTGAATGTCGTTGACTTTTAAGTACTTAGTTGCTTAATCGTCGAGCATCGACGGGGTTTTTCTTTATTTAAAATAAGGGTCTACAAGATGAATTACGACGAACCAAACATATCGGAAGAAAAGAAATTGCCTGAAGGTAAGACTTGCGGAGATTGCTTCTGGTTCTCTAGATGCTTCTGGCTTGTAGGGGCTGACCGTAGATCTAAGCAATGTGATTGGGCTCCAAGTAAATTTAAGGAAAATAAAATATGAAATGGCGCAAAGTAAAAAATAATCATCCGATTGAATATGAAACAGTCCTATTCTATTGCCAAACCAAACAAGATGATGAAGACGGTCTAGATGGATACTACGGGATAGGTACATATTACGATAAGAAATTCCATAGCGAAAATCTCCCAAATGGTAAACCTGTTACCCATTGGTGCAGATTAAAATTTCCAAAAAGGTAGATTAAAAATGAAATGGCTACACATAACACCAGAGATAAGAATCATGGTTTTTTTTGGACTTGGGCATCTCGATAAATGGAAGAATAGAGATAAATCCTATGCAAAACATGAGCTTCCTGCTAAACCAAGGGGTGAATTGATATGAGTGGAGTGGATTACTATCAGCCAAACGCAGCGGCTGACATGATAGATTTACTTGTTAGGATTAGAGCTTATTACTCTGGATCTAATGATTATCGGCCGCCATATGTAAAAGATGTCTTTGACATTCTTGATAAATTGGATGTTAAGGGGGTGAATTGAAATGAAAAAGTTTGACGAATGGTGGGATTTATACGAGTTTCACCCTAGCACTATCGATGAGGCATTCGAGGATGCTTTCAAGGCTGGGCGGGCTGTCGGGCTGTTAGAAGCTGCCGATATAGCTGATAGCTTTAAGCCTGCAGAGCATACACATCCACATGCTCCTACAGCAATTTCAAAAGCAATTAGGGATATTCTAGAAAGAAGTGATGACTGATGGCAACTGAAGCATTAACTAAGGATCAGCTTGATAGATTCAATCGATGGTATCGGTACTATCCTAAAAAGAAATCTGTTGGAGAAGCAAAGAAAGCATGGAAAGGGATAGATCCTGATGAGGAAATGACAAATAAAATAATAAATGACCTATCTGCCCAGCTTAGATACAAGGCTGAGCAGAGAAAATCAGGTGATTGGGATGATAAATTCTGGCCAAATCCAGCAACATGGTTAAGGGCTGAGGGGTGGGATGACGAGATCGGCTCACATGCTGAACTGAAGGAAAAGAGAGCTGAGAAAGAATGCTGTATCCAAGGCTGTTCAGAGCCAGTACACGCTCAGGCCGACCGTAAGCAGTATTGCTACCACCATTACAGTTATGAGCCATCAGGCAAGCTTAGAAACGACCTAATATTAGTAGAAGTACTTAGAACGCATTATGCAGAGCATACTGAAATACATGGTTTGAGAGGTAAGGCTGCTTTGAATTTCATGAGAGATGCTATAGGCAAGATGAAAATAGGGGTGATTAAATAATGGGCATAAGATGCACAGAGCACGGCAAAGAATTAGGGGCTCAATCACAAAGCTTACATGGTGAGGTTTTGATAAGGTACAAGAAAAGCGGTGATGGGTGGGAGGTATATAACAAGAGCGAGGGGAAAGTTCTTTTCACTCATAAGTTTAGAGATGATTGCGAGGATTATAAAGCCTCGATGTATGGGTTATTTAGGTTAGTCTCTAGGGTTCCGTGGAGAGTTGAGGTGGAAGACGATGAATAAGGCTGAAGAATGGGTGAGTGATTTAGAGGAAAATTTATACAATGGGGAGAAATGCCCATATCCATGGCGCGATAATCTGAAATTAGCCTTCAAGGAAGGAATGTTAGCCTCTGCTGATATAGCAGAACTAGCGAAAGAATATATCCTGCCTGCAGATGATTTGGCGGACGTGATCGCTACACAGATCAGGAATTACGCTAATGAACCCGGTGGTATTGATGGCTGAAAGCCCAACAAGCAGAACACTAAAAAGACTTAGGGATCATGGATATCTAGCAGCAGTAGTAGAGAAGACGATACCTAAGACATTCATAAAGCAGGACTTATATGGATTCATAGACGTTCTTGCGATTAAAGGGGGTGAAACACTTGCTATACAGGCAACGAGCTATACTAATGTGGCTCATAGGGTTAATAAGATATCAGAGCATGATAATTTAGGTGCAGTTAGAAAGGCAGGCTGGGGTATAGAGGTATGGGGCTGGCATAAGAAAGGTAATCGATGGCAGGTTAGAGTGGTAGACGTTAGCTAGGGGGTGATATGCAATCTATTCAAGAGCTTGATTTATATTGGGGGGTATATAGAAGAGAACATTCACTTCATATGGCGCCCGCAGAAGAGGCGCACCTGCATGTGTTCGATGAATTAGGGGCTTGCAATTGTCATCCGGCAGACGTATCAGACAGATTCAGCGACGGGCTTCCAAGTTATTTACATTATGGCAATATATTGACGGACAACTAAAGGTCGGAGGGTAATATGAGTTCTGCCGAGTGGAAAGAAGATTGTTTGCATTTTTGGGGTAAAGAATTGGTTGGAAAATATAGGCATTGGTGCCCTGAATGGGACTACCTTCCTATAGATGAGACGTGTGATGTGTTCGAGCATTGCCTTTGTTTTGACGATACAAATATATTAGATAGTCTTGAGGGTGATCAATGAAATATGTACTTGCAATAATACTTTCTGCTTCTGTTTCGACAGCGCACGCTGGGTTCTTTGATTCTATCGAGGATATGTTCAGCAAGACCGGGATCTTTCACAAAAAAGGTAATGGCCACGATAGAGCCTCATTTGATTTCGATGGCCCGATATTCCCTCCGCCGCCGATGATTGATATCCCGCCTGACGGCTTTGATGAAAAGCCTTTGGATTGTCCTAAAGAAGACCCCCTATCTGAAGTTCCAGTGCCAGCAGCTATTTGGTTGTTTTTGTCAGGACTGGTGGGGCTTATTTGTATTTCGAGGAGGAAGAATGGCTAGAAGAAGAACCGGCCCACATGAAAGGGCTCATTGTGCGCTAGAGGATTGGGCAAGCTTTATATTAACCACGTTAACAAGTCAGGAATTGGGGTACCAAATAGCACAATTAGATGTCGAAAGAGTACAAACACCGCCTAAAGCACTAATACCGAGAGTTACGTTCACTCCTCCTACAGTTAAATGTATAGAAAACTGGTATGACATAACAACGGAGGCATTAAAAACAACTGCTTACCTATATTATTTAGCAGATATCGAACAGAAAAAGAAGGTCACAAGGCGGCAGCATGGCTATCTAATAGCTAATGTTTCTAGGTACTTGACAGGTGTGTCCTAATTATGGACTATATAGTCTAGGTTTAAATCATGCCCCCAGAGGAAAGGCAATGCCTTTACGACAATGTTCTGCCCTATCTGCCATGGAACACTTCAAGTCCATGTCACTAATGCTGGCAGGGTGTTTTGTCGTTGCAGTATTTGCCGTTGTCTGTCAATAAAGCGTCCTCCCCCTGTACGCTTGGCAGACTTCCCAGTTTGCGGAACTGAGTCGGATTTCCTCCATGTTCCGGCAGCAAAACCGCATTTAAAATCAGTGGTATAGCTATTTAAGCGTTTGCCAAGGTTGTCAATAACTAATATAAGGTTGACAATATGCCGTTAGTGAGTGGCGATAAGGATTCTTCTGAGAAAGGTAATAATACTTCAGAGGACACATTGTCCGGCAGGCCTAAGAATACAGCTATTGCAATAGCTTTTGAGGCCTGCCGGAAAGAGCGGGAACGGAAGTCAAAGTCTAAAAGATAGACTTACCAGTCAGTGACTGGATCATTCGTAAATCTATTCGTCCTTACAACTCTTGAGACCTTTACCCATCTTTTGGAACCTTCCAATTGAACCTCTTTCCAAGTCTTCAAGACTGATTGGCCATTGGCGTTTCCAACTGTCCTTATATGGCTGATAACGCCCAGTTTAATGTCTGACCCGGTGAAGTGAGCCACCTCTGCACCAATATGTAAGAATTGATTAATAGCGTCTAAGGCAATGGCTGCTTTCGTCATATCAAGCTCCTATTATAAGGCTAAGGGCTGAGCACTTAACCGTATAGAACGTGGTTACAGCGGCTATCAGAAAGGCCATAAGGCCTGGAATAAGTTGTTTCATAGTCCCACCTGTTTAATTGCAAAGTCCAAGCAGAGTTCAAGCCTGGCGGCTAATTCTGCTACTAACTTATTATCGCTATCCTCGCAATGCTTAATCAGTTCTCTGGTTGTCATATTGCGAATATTAGTTTCGACTAAACTGTTGTATGCGTTCGGATTCATTTGGTTACCCCTTGGTTGTGCTCATATTTCGCCACTTATCAACAGTGCTACGTAAGTCTGCCATGCGTTTGTCAACGTTATCAGCGGCCTTGCGGTGAGTTCTGACAGTATCCATGATTGCGGCCCATGCTTTACATTCACTGTCGCGGCGGTCGGTTGTGCTTTTTCGGTTATCCATGGTTAGCCTCCAAATAAGTAAACCCTTGAAAGGGTGTAGGCGGACACGATAAGCCCAATACAGATAATGATCCCTAATGCGATTCTCATTTTAAGCTCCTTGGTTGGGCAGTATTTGTGGTATTCGTAAGGCATTTTGTCCCCCTTATATTGCTAATAAAAGTGTTACAGTTGAGGAAATTAATACTGAGAACCAAAACCCCGCGCTGCTAGCCGTAGGGCTAAGCAAAGCAGCGGTAGGAAGCAGCCAAACGCCAGCTATTGCGATACCGGTTCCAATATCCATTAGTTAACCTCCGAAATGATGCAGAACGTATCAGATACCCATGTTTCATGAACTGGAGTCTTGAAGTATTCCCAGTCTCCACATTCAGCAATGATGGTTGATTGAATCATCGCCATTGTTGAGCTGACGTGCTTGCTGATGAAGGCAAGGCCGTTATCGGTGATTTCGTATAAAGCGTATGTCATGTTATTGTGCCTCACATGTAATAACTTCAATGTTATTAGTTACTTCGATTGAGGCCGGCTCATGATCTACAACTTCAATGCCTGCTGTGCTTACGATGAGCCGGACAGAATTTAAATCGAGACTGAAAGTTTCTGTGTTCATGTTTAATCCCCTTGGTTAATGTCTGCTTTCAATTAGGTTAACGGCTAGTGGTTCTGAATCTTTAGCCTTTAGATAGATATTATTGTAATTATTATCAGTTGTAAAGATAAGTAGGTCACAGAATGAAACTAATCTGGGCATATAACCTATTCAGAGCTTGGGAGAACACAAGGTTAGACTCAGCTTGTAAGGCTCTGATGTTCATAAACGGAGAGAATGTACCTCTAACTCAGCCTGGCGAGCCACGAACAATCGTGCATAAGCATATGCACGCTAGGGAAATCTACTCATTCGTGCCTCGGAAATACAAAGAACCTGAATAACATAGGCGATTATCATGCAGACAGCACGCCCTGGCGGACGCCCTACTAAGCAAGACCAAATAAACGCAATAGTCACCGAGCTACAGCAAATAACCAAAAGGCTTGCTGCACTAGAGTCCAAAGACAGAAAAGACACCGTAAAGAAGAAACGTACTCCATCCAAATCACTTGCAGACAGCAGGTAACAATATGAGCGCAGAGCTGGCAGAAACTAACCCTGTTGGACCTCCAACTAAATGGAACCAAGAGATACTTACCAAAGCTAGGCAATACCTAGACAATTACCAAGACTACGGTAAGAACATACCTACAGTAGCTAGACTCTCTCAAGTCCTTAATATCTCACGCGATAGAATTTATAAGTGGGCTGAACAGAAAGATAAAAAGGAATTAAAATACATACTTTCTCAGCTTAAATGCATCCAAGAGGCTGAATTACTTGAGAATGGTCTCTCGAACGAGTTCAATCCCACAATTACAAAGTTGTTATTGACCAAGCACGGATATCACGATAATCCTCAAGCTAATCAAGCAGCTACCGGCGTTCAGGTGACGGTGAACCGTGGCATAGTCAAGCTGGAGACAGGCGGACAGACCCTTACGGTTGATGCATCCGAGCAGGCAGTCGATGGTGAGACGCTTGAGCACAAGCCCTGAGAGGCGACATCAGTCCCTACCCTAGGCCCTGCTATCCCTCAGCCCCTTCTCTCCTTAGATGGGCTTAGATTAGTTCACAGGAATAAATTGAAGGGGGGGGGTGGGTTAGGCGCAGGGGGGGGGTGGCTATGAGGCGGTACCATATACCCCACACACAACTCCTCCAATTTTAAGCTTTTACCCCCCACAATCTCCTGTTATAATGAGAATCTCCCGAGAGATATATGAGGTTTTCATGAAATGGGTGAATTATTGAGTAGAATTGGGTGGTCTAAGCGGCATTTTGCGGATTTATGTCAGGTTGATGTGAGGACTGTTCATGAGTGGTGTAAGGGTGATGTTGAGCCGACTAGTTACCGGTTGGGGATGAGGTATTTGGAATTGGTAGCGCGGTTATTGGGGGTGTGAGGTGAATATTATAGATTGGTGGTACAGGGTAAGTGCAGCTAGACAATATAGCTAAGCGTACTTAGTATATTTCATGCGAAAAACACCAATCCTAATGTTACTTTTTGGTTCATGTTTTGTTCAGGCAGACATCAGTTTAGATCAGCTTCATGAGGCGATTATTGCTCTAACTGAGGGAGAATCAGAGCCTTATCACGTCATAGATAACGTGGAAGTGTATGAGTATTATTCTAAGACTGTTGGGAGGCATAATAAATGATCAGGCTTAAATTAATTCGGTTGGATTATTCAGAGGATCCTGAGTATGGAAGTGGGCCATCTCGCAAAGGACTTATCTGGTATGACTATGGTCAGCCTGTGGGGCGTGTAATTATTGAGGAATGCAAGCAAATAGGATATGAGGACGGTTCTTCGGAATGGGAATGGCGTCCTATTGATATGATTGAGGTAGATCCGATATCTGAATTCAAAGATAAAGCGAAAAAGCTCGCATGCAATTCCTGATTTTGCTATTTCTTGCTCTCCCTGCATTTGGGTGTGATCAGTTTGAGGGCTATGATCTTTCAGACCCCTATCCTGAGACGAGGGGTTGGTATCGGGTTGATGAGCAGCGTCGTGAAGACCGGCGGGACTTTGAAGAGCGTCAAAGATATGACGAACGGGATAATTTCAATCCTTATTATCGTGGTTTTCTGATTGAATTGGCCGATTGATGGAAATAAGTCCCCGTGCGCCTCAGTGCGTTCACGGGGGTCGCCTTTCGGCCGCTACGCTGGCCCGAAGGAACAGCTGCTAGGCAAAGTATAATGAACTGGTGGTGCGATGTGAAGCATGAGATTTATTTGGCACCTGTTGAGACATATGAGGAAGAGACATGAGTAAGACTGCATACGGAATGAAGAAACAGAAATCTGTACCGAGTCCGACTGGGCTCCCGAGTCCGAAGAGTGCTGGTGTGAAGAAGATGGAGGCTGGTGATTATTCTGGTGGTGAACGCCCCAAGAGTCCAACGCAGGTTGCTCAAGGTCGTAAAGCGGTGAAGAATAGTCTGATCAAAAAGCTGAAGTACAAATCAGGTGCTTATTTACGTGATATGGGTGAGTAATGCCCTGGACTCCTAAGCAGCACAGATTATTCTGTCAGGCTGCCAATGACAAGAAAGTGGCGCAGCGTTTAGGTATGAGTCAGGCTAAGGCCCGTGAGATGTGTCGAGAGGGTATCAAGAAAAGTTTGCTTAAGGGTAAGAAATAGGAATTCAATTCAAGGGGCTTCGGCCCCTTTTTTTAGGAGTAGATAATGGCCATTACTGGAGCTCAATTGCAAGCTGCCTCTTATGAAGAGAATCAGGAAAATACACTAAAAGTCATTAATGTTACGTCTCAGATCCAGATAGATGCGACATATGATGCCTTTTACGTTGTTGGTGTCGTCTCCCCATATGCCGGCAGGGCGATGTGGTGTCGCACAACGAAGGCAGGTAATGCTGAAGCACAGTGGGCTGAAGTTGCAGCTGCTTTGGTGGCCGGACCTTGTGATACGAATGCATTGGATAATTAGGAGATAGATATGGCTATTACTGGAACTGAGTTGCAAGCAGCGGCGGAGACTGCTACGAGTTCTGGAAGTACTGGAACAGTGATTCAGGTTACTCAGGGACCAATCTCAATAGATGGTATTTATGATGTTTTTTATGTGGTGGGGGTGACAGCCCCTTATGCTGGCAGGACCATGTGGTGTCGGACAACGAAGGTGCTGAATGCTAATTTGCAGTGGCAGCAGGTAGAAGCAGCCTTGCTAGCCGGTCCTGTAGACGTTAACGCAACATAGGACTTATATATGACACTTCAAGTAGCAACTAAAACTGTAAAACATGCAGAATTGGCAGCATCAACCGCTTATACAGTGCCATTCAATTCAATTTGGGTTGGTGTAACTGGGAATATTGATGTCGTGGTTGCTGGGGTAACTGTGGGATATGATAATGTCCCGGTAGGGCTTCATGCGATTTCCGGTGATTCGATAGCTGCGACAACCACAGCTGACGTTATGGTTGTCATGCACACAGAGACGGTGCCTGCCTAATATGGGCACTTTGGCTATAGTTGGAAGCATTATTGGAAGTGGTGGAGTCCAAGGACTCATCCTTCTTGTCGATGCAGGTCAAGCAGAGATTCCTGGCGAGCGATACCAAACTATTCAGGCCGCGATTGATTATGCAGAAACAAACAAGGAAAATTCTACTATTCAAATAACTGCTGGTACTTATACAGAAGATTTAACATTCAGTAGTTATGCCGATCTGATATCACTTACTGATACAAAACCAGTCATTCAAAATAGTACGGCTGCTCCGATTCTGCTCAGTGGTGCGACATGTGTAATTACCAATTTACTATTCAGGATTCCCGCTGATTATGACACAGGAATAACTAATTGGATTCTTGGCATAGGAGATGAATCAATAAGTTTTACACAAACAACTTTTGAGTCATTAATTGACGGAGCCTCATCATCAGATCTTATAACAAACTTCTTTTCTTCTACGACAGGGACAGGGGTTAGTTTAAACTTTTATGGATGTTCCTTAACATTACAAAATACACTTAATTTCTGGCCAATGACTAGTGGATGCAGTCTGATAATGGATATGTCAGAAGTCACACAAGATAACGGAAGAGGATCGGCGACCGCTGGATCGATAGTATTTGCTAGGAAAAGTAATGCTGGGGATTCCACTCCAGCTACAGTTGCATTAACAAATACCAAAGTTCATATGGATGGCCAGTTTGGTTCGACTGCGGTTTTATTTGACGCGCTTACTATTACTGGAACAAAGCCTTTTAATGTTACTGCGGAAGATTGTAATTTAATTTCAAATTCTACTGGAAGCACTGGTCATATAATAGGAGCGTCCGGTACAGTATCAGAAGTCACTTATGATTTTACTAACTGTGCTATTCAGGCAGATGATGATATTTTAAATGCCGCTTCAGCAGCAGATGCAGAGACAGTATTAACAATTTCTCCATCTATAACGCTTGGGGCTGAAAACCTCACAACATATAGTACTGTTATTGATGGCGGAAATTATGCTTGGTTCAATCCTACATCTGCTTCAGCAGAAGACAGTACTTTTTCAACTGCCTCATCAGGAGTATCTGGAGGAAGTAATTCAGATTGGTTGCGGGGAGTACAATTTGTAACTGGAATCCCATCTTCTTCCATATTGTCTGGTGCTGTAATGTCAGCAATTAAACAAATGGGAGGTGTAGCCCCTTCTGTGCAGGACGGTAAAGTGCAGTTATATGCTGATGGGGTTTTTGCCGGGGATGATAAAGCAGATACTGTTACTGAGTGGCCACCGAATTTATTTCCAGCAACTATAACCTATGGATCAAGCACAGATTCATGGGGGCTCGATGTTGCTGACACATTATCATCTATCGTCAACGCCGCAGATTTTGGCTGCGGTATAGAAGCCTTTGTTGCAGACAATTTTGATTCCGGCCAAATAGATCATATGTTTATGCAGCTCTGGTTTTCTGGCGGGCTCGAAGAAATGTTATGGGATACTTTTACAGATACAGATGCTACAGACATTACATCACATACCCCAGATAGAAAAATATCTGGCGCAGGGAATTATCTCAAGGTAACAGGACTAGGACTTGCACGAATAACAAATAATCATCTTACGCATCAGATTAGCCCTTCCGTTCATTCCATGACGTATATAGATTTAACAAAACGACCTAGGATTGCGCAGTTTAGATTAAAACAAGTTGCCATAAAAAGTACAGATTATCAGGCTGTATATTTTAACGGTGACCATGCTACTGGACAGGTGGGCTGGAAGAGTGGAATTACGCAAGTAAATTCAACGCAAGTCAGTGTTATTGTAAATGGTTCAGGAGGCACTGAAGCAGAAACAGCAAGATATACCTCTAACATTCTTAGCGAAGAAGTTGTCGTCACTGTAATAGATGATGGCGTAAATATTACTTTGACAGTTTCAGATCATCCTGAGCTAGAAACTTCAATTGCATCTGTTGGTACTATTCATGGCACTGATTTCATGTTTGAGCTAACTGAAGTCGATGATAATGGTTCATGGCTTGATAATTTAAGAGTACTTGGTTGAAAATATCCTTACCAAATAATTGGCAGCCGCGTCATTATCAGGTGCCATTATGGAATTATTTAGCGCAAGGGGGGAAAAGAGCAGCCTGTTGCTGGCATCGGCGTTCCGGCAAAGACGATACCATGATGCACCATAACGCCTGCTCTGTCTTTGAGCGAGTAGGAAACTATTGGTATCTGCTGCCTGAATATAATCAGTGCCGAAAGGCGATTTGGGATGCAGTCAATCCTCATACAGGAAAAAAACGAATAGACGAAGCATTCCCGCACGAAATAAGAGAAAACACACTCCAGCAGGAAATGAAGCTGGTTTTTAAGAACGGATCTACCTTCCAGCTGATGGGTAGCGATAATTACGATGCCCTTGTAGGCTCTCCACCGGTAGGCCTGACCTTTTCAGAATATGCACTCTCTAATCCCAATTCATGGGGCTTTTTAAGGCCGATTTTGCTTGAAAACGGGGGGTGGGCCATATTCAACTCAACGCCAAGGGGCAAGAATCACTTCAAAAACCTGATGGATCTTGCCGAAAAGTCTTCAGATTGGTTTTCTGAGCGCCTGACGGTCGATAAAACCGGTGTTTTCACGCACGAACAGCTCCTAAATGAGCTTGAAGAGCTTCAAAGTGAGCATGGAGACGAATATGGCAAGGCAATCTGGCTCCAGGAGTACTATGTAAGCTTCGAAGCAGCAATCCCCGGTGCGATTTGGGGCGCTCAGACAACGAAAGTGACCTTTGATGGTCGATTGGGTGAGTTCCCACCTGTTGGACATCGCCCAGTCTTCACTGTATGGGATATCGGCCGTAGCGATATGACCTCAATCTGGTTCTACCAGATGGTCGACGGCCGAATCAGGATAATCGACTATCATGAAGACAGTTTCAAGGAGATAGAGGACTATTGCGACGTTTTGAGGGAGAAAGGGTACGATTACGGCCTTCATTGGCTCCCTCATGATGCAAGACCGCTTAAACTAGGAATGGGTGGCAAGACAATACTCCAGCAATTTATCGATCAGAAAGTCGGTGATTTCGTTCTAGTACCAAATATTGGTAGAGAAGACGGGATCCAGGCAGCTAGGAAGACATTCCCGCTGTGTGATTTCGATAGAAGTGTAGAGAAAGGCTTCGAACACCTGAAAAACTACAAACGGACTTATGATGATGTGAAAAAAGTCTTTTCACTCACTCCAGTTCATGATGAACACTCTCATGCATCAGATGCTTTTAGATATCTCAGTTTGACATGGCAGCAGTCAAAAATGGCCTATCCAGATCTGACTGATCGTGAAAAGCTGTTCGCTGGGAATGTGACCAATATCAACTTTGGGCAGATCAAAAAAGAACATTTCAGGAAAAAACGCAATGAAAGGGCTGGGTTTGTATGACTGATTTAACGGTTTCTCAATGGCTGGAAGAAATCAATGACGCCAAAAAGCGCGAGAAGGACTTTCGCGAAGATGGCAGAGAGATTCGTGAGATCTACTCCAACGAGAAAAAAACACCGTTCAATATCCTCTATTCCAACACAGAAACACTCCTTCCAGCTCTCTTCTCAGAGGTTCCAAGGCCCTTAGTAAAGAGGCGGTTCAAGGATGAGGACCCAATGGGGAAAGTTGTTGCAGAGGCTGCACAACGGCTCCTGGAGTATCTGATAGATACAGATATAGATGATTACGACAAATTCGACAAATCCATGTCAAATGCAACACTTGATGGCCTTCTACCAGGTAGAGGGGTAACAAGCGTTAAATATGAGTCGGAGGATGACTGGGAGACAGTTTGCACGGATTCAAGGAAATGGGATCGTGTTCTGTTCGGGTATGCCACTAAGTGGTCAAAAGTCCCCTGGATAGCCTATGAAGAATATCTTGACCGTGAAGAGGCAAGACGGTTATTTGGCGAAAAAGCCAATAAATTAACGTTTGTCGAGGGTGAAGAGCAAGATAACGAAGACGATTATAAAAAGGAAGAAAATAAGGATCAAGGTTATCGCAAAACAGCCAGGATCTTCCAGATCTGGGATAAATCAGACAAAAAGATCAAATATATCAGCTCTCAATACAAGGATGATTTCTTAAGAGAGGATGATGATCCGCTAGAGCTGACAGGATTCTTCAATTGTCCTGAACCGATTCAGTTTGTCGAAAAGTCCAGTGACCGGATACCGACAGCTCTATATACAATCTACAAGAATCAAGCCAGAGAGCTGAACAGGATCCAGGATAGGATCAATCGAGTCATAGAGGCAATCAAGGTCAGGGGCACTTATAACGGCGCCCTGGGCGAGGAGATAGAGCAGATCTTCAAAGAGGAAGACAATGCCCTTGTTCCAACAGATAAGGCAGCGATGCTTGCAGAAGGTGGCCTAGATAAGAATATTTGGATGATTCCTATAGCTGAACTCGTTAGTGTTGCCCAACAGCTTATGCAGGCCAGGGAATCAGCAAAACGTGTCATTTATGAGGTGACCGGCATTTCCGACATTATCAGGGGTCAATCAGCAGCATCAGAGACATTAGGTGCACAGAAGATCAAGGAATCATGGGGAACCATGAGGATTAAGCGGCTCCAGAAGGAAGTCCAGCGGTATGTCCTTGATACCATGCGACTTATGTTGGATGTTGCTGTTAATAAGTTCTCTGAGTCCTCATGGGCGAAAATGACAGGCTTGCCCTATTCTACAACTGAACAGAGAGAGCAAGCCCAGAAAATCGTGCAAATTGCACAACAGAATCGGATGAACCCCCAAGATCCATCTATTCAGCAAGCCATGCAAGTCCTGCAAATGCCCAATTGGGGTGATGTTCTCGAAATACTGAAAGACAACTATTCAAGAAGTTATCGTCTTGATATGGAGACAAATTCAACGATTGATGTTGAGGCGACTGAAGACAAGCAATTGGTTGGCGATTTCATGAACGCCATGGGCCAATTCATGAATGGAATCTCACCTCTGATCGATAAAGGCGTCATGCCCTTTGGAGCGGCCAAGTCCATGATGCTCTCTATTGTTAAGCGTTATCGATTTGGTCGA